AAACGGAGATTCTTGAAGAGTCTCCTATGACAGAACAAGAACAAAAAGAACTCATTGAAACTGAAACAGTAATTAAATCATCTTTTCAAGGCAAAATGGAAAGAGATTTAGCTATAGGTGCTGCTCTTTTAAAAATTAAAAGACATAAACTTTATCGAGGAATAAAAGGTGGTCGTTCTTGGCCTGATTATCTAAAAGAAGAATCAAGTAAATTAACTGGTAGTTCTTCTCCAATAACACAAGATTCAGCTAGAGATTTAAGAGGTTTTTATGAGTTTCGTTGCGAAATATTACAGCAATCTGATGAAAGTCAAATTTTACCAACTAATAAAACTCAGGTAAAACCATTTATTGCATATTTAAAAAAACCAGAAGAAGCTATCAAGATATGGAAAACTGCTTGCTCTGAAGCTGGAAGTAATAAAGTTCCAACATACCATCAAGTCAATAGAGCATATTATTCTTACAGAACACAAATATCTTCAACACAAAAACAACCAGAATTAAAATCAAATAATAATAATGTTGAAACAGTTTCTTATGCAGAACCTACATATCAAACATCAACAAATACAAATTACGAACAGCCCAAAACTACTACTCCAGTATGGGAACAGGAACGAAACACACAAGAAGTAGATCCTTACTCTGAATGTAAGAAATTACATGATGTTTTATATGAAGCAGAAAAAAGTTTACAAAACTTGCATGGTGTTCTTTATCATCAAATAAATAAATATGGAAGTGCTTATTTAGATCAGATGAAACAGTTTGATGCAGGACTATATTCTGTATCTGATATAAATGAAAAAATAGATTCTTTGAATGATCAAACAGTTTATCTTGTTGATCTTTTACAAAAAGATATAGAACCTAATGATCTTGTAAATAATGAATGAGATAACGATAAGGGTCGTAGGAATCCCTGCTCCTCAAGGATCTAAAACTTTAACAAGATATGGTGCGATGATTGAAGCATCAAAGAAAGTAAAACCTTGGAGAACTGATGTAAAAGAAGCTGCTTTAGAATGTTATTCATCAGGAGCATTGAATTTACCTGTGAGAGCAGATATAGAATTTGTTTTTCCCAGACCAAAATCACATTTTGGATCAGGTAAAAATGCAGAAGTATTAAAACCTTCAGCACCTAAATACTGCACTAGTAGAGGTAATGGAGATATTGATAAGCTTGCAAGATCAACTTTGGATGGATTGTCTGTCAGTGCAGGAGGAAGCGTATTAGAGGATGATTCTCTTGTCGTTGAACTCAATACAAAAAAAAGATATATAAATAAAGATGAATTACCAGGAGCATATATTGCAATATCCTCTATTTGTGATTAGTATACTAATAGTATACTAATACTTAATTAAACATGACGGCAGAAACTGAATTACCTCCAGTTGAAACTTATATCATTCCTAATTTAGGAGGGATCTTAACTACTGGTGATCTTTATAAAAAAGGTAAGTTTGACTATAGTGCTTGGGCAAAAACAGCACAAAGAATTAGAGAAAATGCACCTAACTGGTATTTTGCATTAGAACCTAATAAAGATGGAGACTTTGTTTGGAAGCAACCTGATAATACTGGTTTATTAATGGGTTATTTTCAAAATGTAATTACAGGAATAAAATTACCTTTATTTCCCTACGCAATAACAAATAATTATAACAAACCAATTGAATACGAAAAGATTTCAGCTAATGATGTACAGAACTCTCATAGAAGATGTTTATGTGCTTGTGGTTGTTACTCTTTTGGAGATGCATTTGAGCTTTGGGCAAGAGTTGAAGTTAAAGAATTAGATCAGGAACAAAAAGAAACAAAGGAAGGTATTACAAGAACTCCTGATAAACCTAATCAACAACCCGAACCTGTTGAATCCATCGAAGATAAGAACTATGGTAAGCCTATATCTAAATATGCCAAAGATGCTGTCGTTACTAAAATGACTAATTTATCTAAAAAATATCCTGATAAAAAAGATTTAGTAATTGATAAATATAAAAAGCAGTTTGGCATTACTTCTGAAAAGATTGGTCCTGATGACATAAGAACTGCCGAACAAGGTAAAGCCCTTACACTTCTTATAAATGAAATTGATTCAACTCTATGACTCAGGAAGAAGCAGAATTTGCAGGGAGACAAGTTCTAGATCAACTTCAAGAACGCAAGCAAGATCGCCATAAAGATTACAACAGAAACATCTTTACTATTCGCACTGATGATCTTCTTGCAAAACAAATAAGAACATATTGCAAAGACAATAATGTTCCTCCCAATCAATTTATTAAAAACGTCTTACAAAATTATTTCAATGACTAATTCTCAATTCAACCCAGCTCTACCTCTTCCTATTAAATGGAATATTGGTGATGATCGTTTTAAGGAAGGACAACAGGTGTTGAGTCTCACAATACCTGTTGATTCTGTTACTCATTTAATAGATCATTTAAAAAACCTTGTTAATACAAAAGCAAAACAGGGAGAAGTATATGATTTCAACAAAAAAGAAAAAGTTAAAACTCAATGTATACAAATCTACAGTAAAGCGATGGAAGGGCCATACGGAGTATTTGGCAATATTAATCCACAGAAAGTCGAAGATGCCCCTGATTTAAATCAAATGGCATTTTGATAGAAACTTTAAAAATACTTGATACTTTTGCAGGTATCGGTGGTTTCTCTTATGCTGCACATGAACTTGTCGGAGGATTTGAAACCACTCAATTTGTAGAGATTGATCCCTTCTGTCAAAAAGTTTTAAAAAAACATTTCCCTAAAGTTCCCTGCCATGACGATATCAAAACCTTCACAGCTTATCCTGGACAATATGATGTCATCACAGGAGGTTTCCCCTGTCAAGACATCAGTGTCGCAGGAAGAAGAGAGGGAATTACAGAACAATCCCGATCAGGTTTGTTTTACGAACTCATCAGAGTCATACGCCTGGTACGACCAAAGTTCGTTGTCATGGAAAACGTGGCAGCGATCCTTAATAACGGACTGGACATCGTTCTCGGAGAACTTTCCGAAGCAGGGTACGATGCAGAATGGTCAATTATATCTGCAAGTTCACTGGGAGCAGCCCACAGACGTTCAAGGTGGTGGTGTGTCGCAACTGTTACCAACTCCAACAGCGAGGGATTACAAAGGAAGATCCTCAGTAAAATGGAATCAGGAATATGGTCAGCGAAACATACCAGACGTCTTGACCCAAACTGGCGATCATATGTCAGTAAGCCCATACTTCCTAGAGGAAGTTATGGGTTATCCAATCGGGTGGACAGAACTAAAGCCCTAGGCAATAGTATTGTTCCAAGTGTTGCTGCAATCCCATTACAACGTGTTCATGATCTTTATTTCAAATGAAACCAGTTAGAAAATCAGTTATCAAATTACGCAAGTTAAAAGAAATCAGAAGAGCAAAACTTGAAAAAAACTTATTAGATGTTCAACTAAAAGGACAGGATCATTATGTATTTATTAACGAAAAAGGAAAAGCTCAAGTAGTTTCAAATGAGGGAAATTGGATTAGTGAACATATTAGAACTGCAATACTTAAATTTAATTATGAAATTGACAAGATAGATAAATTATTTATTAGAGATTTTACCGATGAAGAACTTAATGAATACGAAAAAATTTCTTTATCGGATTAATAGGTTTTTTCTTTTCTTTTCTTAACTGTAATACAACACGATTAGCTTCTAATTCAATCAATCTATTCAATAGAGAAGCCATAAAGATATCTTGATCAAACTTTTTTCTAACCATATGTGTGCAATATCTTTTTACATTATCCAGATCATTACTTTTCATAATCTCTCTACATTGCATTTCTATTTCTAATTCCAACTCTGGAGGTGCTGGTTCTATATCAATGTTGAGGAATTTAGTAATTTTCATTTTACTGGAAAGAGTTTTTCTTCAATCATCTTGACGATTGCATCATCAACATCATTGTCTGATTTAGCTGCAAGATCCTTTAATAGACTTAAAGCTGCTCTACGCAAAGATTCAGATTTACCAAATTTGATAAATAGATTGATTAG